GAATGTTGCTCAATCAATTCCTTTGATGAACCAATATCTTTCCAGCCACGATCTTCTTTAGCATAAGTAGCATCCTCTACTAACTCATGGTATTCTGGTGGCATAACATCTGCTAAGTCATCACATAAAACTATTTTTGATTTACTCATAAATATCTCCTTTAGGAAAAAAATAATTAATTTTAATTGGTCTATCCAAGAGTTCCTCTAAAAGCGATCTCCATGCCCAAATGTTTTTTGATCTCTTCAACAATAACTTCTGAAGGCATGGTCATACCACCTGCAACATGAGGCCCGACATAAACTCTTTCGTTATCTGGAATATTTGCTTTTATCTCACGGGCCAACCATCCAGCAACATTAAACTCTGGAACAAAAATATGTTTAGCATTCTTAGTTGCCCGGCGAATTTCTTCATATGGAAATGGACGAATTGTTTTAATCTTAACAAGTCCCACCTTGATGCCTTCTGCCTCAAGCAGACGAATGGCTTCACGACTCTGTGAAACTGCTGTTCCAGAACCCACAATAAGAATTTCACGGTCTGTGTTTTGTTCGTCAATCAAACCATCCAGAAGAGGAATCGTGTGTTTACGAGAACGCTCAACCGCTGCCTTGACCTCCTGTTGCCATGAGGCATGGGTGGCATAACTGATGTAATTGGATTTCATAACAAACGGGTCACGCATCATACGGATCGGTGCGGTTTCCATATCCATAACTGGTTGCGGATTTCTGTATGGATCATAAGGAGTCAGACATAAATCTTCCGGCGGAAGATCAACCGTATCCTTGGTATGCGTTACAAAGAAACCATCACAACAAACCGCAATAGGAACGTGGACATCAGGTTGCTCAGCAACAATAAATCCCTTCAAAATATAATCAAATAAATCTTGAGCAGTTTCAGCGTGCCAAACTAACATTCCAGTTTCAAGCAGATAATGCATTTCCAAAGTATCAGGTTGAATGCTGAGAGGAGAGTTAATTCCCCGGCAAGTCACGCAAACCTGAATCGGCAATCTTGAACCCGCCCACATGGGGAAATTTTCCATCGCCCTCAAAGTTCCCGGCCCAGCAGTCGTGGTGAATACTCGGTGACCACCAAAGGCTGCACCCGCACATTGACCCATAACTGCAAATTCACTTTCACCACGGAAATACTCATCCACATAACCTTCAGCATAAAGTTCGCCGATCAAAGCAGCTGCTTCACTCTGAGGAGTAATTGGATATGCTACTGAAGTCCCAACACTAGCAACCTTAACGGCTGCTCGGATAACTTCACTACCCGTCATAAAGTTTGCGGTTTGTTCAGCTTCATAAAAGATATCGTTAACATCCGTATAGGTCTGGCCCATCTTGTTTTTCTGTCCCAACTTAATATGTTGTGAAGCTATAATTCTTCTATCTTTTAGTTCAAGTACGTTATTCATAAAATTAACTCCGCTAAGTCATTACATAATGGTTTATTTTTAATAGACGAAAACACCTGATGGTTTATCTGCATCTACATCTACATGAATGAATTTCTTGTGAACACCTACACGTTTGAAATGCTTTAGTAAAATACTTAGCATCTCATGTCTCTCAGCCATATCAGTACACCCTACATCAGCAGCTACACATTTGATATGGGATGAAGTATCTTTACTACCTATAGAACGGTTATGCTCTAAACATCTGATACCACTATTGATACGCATAGACTTTCCATATTCTACACGAGCCAGTTCAAGTTTCTGAACCAGTAGAGTATGGATAGTACCAGTACCACAACCACATTGGCAATCGAATTCTTTCTTGCTAAAGTGGTCTGTTAGTTGACCTTTTGGGAACATCTTTTTTTCTCCTTCCATATTATATAGGAACGCATTTGGCATTTTATACTGCTTTTTTAGCAGCTTGGATAAGAGCCTTCTCAGGAGTTTTATCAACGAATTTAGCACGGCCACCTTTCTTATGTTGAATAGTAATTTCATAACCTCTACTGCTCAAAATAAAATCATCAATCTCCCAACCCTTCTTTTTCAAATCATCCACCCAACGCTTATCAGTCTTGTCAAGCATTTTGGTTTTCACCGCACCCTTGAAACTAAACTTCTCAGTCATAAGTTCTTTGTAAGATTTCATACTAGTAATTTCCTTTCCAATATTGTCGGTCTTTAAATTTTGTTAGTATCTTTTCAACTACACTACCCTCAACACTTAATGCATCGTCAATACCAATTAGGCCTGGTGTTGAATTGACTTCAATAAAATATGGTTTTTCTTTTTCTCTATCTGTTGCTGGAATAAAATCAACTCCAACTAATTGACCATCAACTACTTTTGCTGCTCTCAATGATTCTGATTTTTCTAACTCTGTTAACTTGTGTGGTTCAGGTTCAGAACCTTGTGATACATTACTTCTAAAGTCACCCTTAACTACAGGACGTTTCATTGCACCAATAATCTCATCACCACATATAACAACTCTTACATCATATTTCGTTTCTATTTTTTCTTGTAGCAAAATATCTATGAATGGATTTTCTCTATAGAGTAGTTGTACTATTGAAGCACAAGATGCAGCACTCTCTACAAGTATAACACCAACACCTCTTGAACCAGAACCAGTTTTTAAGATGATAGGAAAATCTACATCTAAACTTTCCAGAGCTCTATCAGTTCCCTCTGCGTGTGAAACTCTAATCGTTTTCGGTGTGTTGAAATTTTCTCTCTCAAATATAATTTGGTTTCTTACTTTGTCCGAACATATATCGTGACACTTCATAGAGTTTACAATTGTAAAACCTCTATCTTCTAAATCGTGTACTACTGCAGCCCACGAAACATTTCCGGTTACACCAGACACACCTAAACCTCTTATCATTATTAAAGTATTCTTTGGGTCAATCTCAAATGGGTCATCGTATACAATATCTTTTTTAGGATCAGGTTTGGCGACACTACCATCTTTCTCTACATGAAAACTATTGATAAAAAGTTTATCATCTTCTTCATGCATATGCATCCCGACAAATTCAAATAGAGCTGCATCAATCTTTAATTTCTTTGCTTTGTCTCTAAGAAGAACACCTGTCATATTAGGGTCATATGAATCGTCATGTGAAAGAACAACTAACCTATATGGCTCGTCTTCTTTTTTCTCTGTAATAAATTCTTTAAAGTCTTCCAATGTATTACCTTGTTTTTAGCATCAATTGTTTTTTAAGTTGTTCCAATGTTTCCATAGGAGTCTCACCATGCCAATATTGAATTTTCCCAGTAGTTCCATTTTGAGTCATCATTTCCCAGCCCTGTGAAGAAACATCCCATGATATATTGATATACCCATCTCTGATTAAAGCAAAGATAATCTTCTCTGCTTCTTTCTCATCGCCTTTAAATATCTTGTTTTTTCTGGCCTTCTTGAGATCAATTTTCATATTGCTGAATTCACTCAACAATTCTTTAAATGTCTTCATCCTTCACCCCTATATAAGATTGGTTTATTATATATTTATAATACTCAGTATGTCTTATAAATAATAAAAAACAGAGGATTCCTATGATATTACAGAAAGCTGTATACAAATGGAAACACCAAGAGTCTTATAAGAAGCAGTCTAGTATCCACTGGTTTATATGGTTACTTGAAAATCCTAGCTCACCTATCAGTTTGACAGGTGCGATTGACCTAGAGAACCATGACCTTATACATATCCTGCTAGATAGGGGTATGGATATCAGAGATGAGGCTCTGGTTATCGGGTTTACTATGGGAAACAGCACAGAAACAAGTAAATTAGTCAAATGGCTATTTGAGTTCTGTGCCAGATGGATATACCCTACAGGATACAGATTCAATAGGGGTGATCTAGCAGAGTACAGACGTGGCTATGAATATGGATACAGTAGACCAAAGAAGAATATACACTTAGAGCAATTTGATATAACTGAAAATATTTTAGATATTCGTAAGAAATGGGGAATTAATCTTATAAATATATAGACAAGATTATATAAAGATATCTATGTCCCACCCAACATATATATAATAACACACTAGAAACAGCAATACAAGGAAAAAGTTAAGAAAAATGCCAACTAAAATTTATACACAACCATTAAAGACTAACAGCCGGAAATGGACAGACTTGGATTTGGATTTCATAGCTCATCCTGTTACTAAAGATATTATATTCAAAACAGACGTTGAGGCAGTTAAACGATCCGTAAGGAATCTGATTCTCACCAATAGGTATGAGCGTCCATTCCAACCTGATATAGACGGGGGAGTGACACGGCATCTGTTTCAACTATCTACTCCACATACTAAACATGATGTTAAGAGTGCAATAGAAACTTGTATAGCAAACTTTGAACCGAGAGCTTCTGTTATATCAGTTTTTGTTGGTGGTGACTTAGACAAGAATGGTTTTGATGTAACAATAAATTTTAGAGTTGTAAATACTCCAGACCCAGTAACAATAGAATTATTCCTAGAGAGGCTTAGATAATGCCAACATCCAATAAACTAACAATTACAGATTTAGAATTTGATAGTGTCAAAGATAATCTGAAAACTTTTCTCAAAGCACAAACACAGTTTCAGGATTATGATTTTGAGGGTAGTGGTATGTCGGTGTTAGTTGACCTTCTAGCATACAATACGCACTATATGGGTTACTATGCTAATATGCTTGGTAACGAAATGTTTTTGGATTCGTCATCATTGAGAGAGTCGGTTGTATCTCATGCAAAACATCTCAATGTTATTCCAACATCCAGACGAGCTGCTAAGGCATCTTTGAATTTTACATTCACACCATCTGGAACACCTACCTCATTAACGATTGCAAAGAATACAAAATTCACTTCAAGTATTAGTGGTGTTGCTTATATATTCACCACAAACAAAACTACATCTGTTCCCCGTACCGTTGCTGGTACATATACTGCAACTGGTGTAGAGATTGTTGAAGGAAAAATTCTAAACAAAGCTTACACAGTAAACGGTGCAGACTCTACACAAAGATTTATTATTCCAAATGCAAATGTAGATACAACAACTATCACAGTCACCGTTCAGACTTCAGCATCTGATTCAACTGTTGCAACTTACAAAGATGGAAACTCTTATGATGTAACAACTATCAAAGGAAATGATAAAGTTTTCTTTTTACAAGAATGTGAAGGACAGAAATATGAATTGACTTTTGGTGACGGTGCTGTTGGTAAACAACTGTCCGATGGTAATATTATTTTCATTGAGTATATTGTTACTACTGGCACTGATGCAAACCAGGCTTCTACCTTTACTGCGGTTGGTACAGTCGGTGGTTTGAGTTCTGCTGATTATGTAATAACAACAAATGCAAATGCAACTGGTGCGAGTGATATTCAAGATATTGAGTCTTTACAATTTCAAGCACCTAAGTTATTTGCAGCACAAGGAAGAGCTTGTACTAAAGAAGACTATGAAGCAATTGTACTTGATGGAAGACCAGACATTGAATCCATCACCGTAGTTCCAGGCGAGGATGCTTCACCTGTTCAGTATGGAAAAGTTTTTATTGCTGTCAAACCTTCTGGTAATAATGTTTTTAGTACTGCGTCAAAAGAAATTATCAAATCATCTATTTTGAAAAAAACAAATGTTGTCACAGTCATACCAGAAATTATTGATCCAATTTTCTTTTATTTGAAATTTGATGTTACCATCAATTATGATCCAGTTACAAACTTGACAGACGAAACAACATTGAAGACAAACATCAATACGTCAGTTCAAGGCTATCTTCAAACGAGTTTAGAAAAGTTTGACCAGAAGTTTAGATATTCACAATTGACTCAATCTATAGATAATACAAATAATGCAATCAGAAATAATAGAACAACTGTTAAGTATGAACAGAGAGTAACACCAGCTACTCTAAATACTCCAACAACATATACTTTACTTTTTAATAATGAATTGGAGAAATCAAGTGTTATGTCAACAGCGTTTACGGGTACGGATGGTTTTACTTATCAATTAATAGATAATTCGCTGGGATATATAAAATCTGCAAGAACTACTGATGGTGTTGTGGATAGTCCTCAAGTTTATTTAATACAACCTGATGGCTCGACCAATCAAGGGACTATTGATTATACAACTGGAAAGGTTATATTAAATAATTTTAGTCCAGTTGCTATTTCTGGTGGAACTGATTACATTCAGCTGACGGTTACTCCATTGGTTAATAACAGTGATGTAACACCAGTAAGAGAACAAATTTTAACTTATGATGTTTCAGATACAAAAGCAATTGTTATTAACATGGTAGCGGAAACGATAATCTAATATGGCACTAGTAAATCCAAATCAACCGATTCATCCTGCGTTCCATGAACGAATAAGTGTAAAAGTCGAAGGACAACTTCCACAGTTTGTCAAAGAAGACCATACTACATTTGTTGCTTTCATGGAGGCGTACTATGAATATATGGAACAACAGGGTAAGCCATACGAAATTATTGGCAACCTCAATAACTACGCAGATGTTGATAAGAGTACAACTGAATTTCTAAATTATTTTAAGAAACAGTTTGGTAAAAATATTCCAGAGACAGTTTTTGCAAATGCTAATAAACCATTTGTTCTAAAACATCTTAGAGATTTTTATAGAACCAAAGGTAGTGAGAAAGCATTTCAGTTTCTTTTCAGATTACTTTATAAAGAAGAGATTTCTTTTTACTTCCCTGGCGAAGATATGCTTCGCACCTCTGATGGTAGGTATGGTAAAAGTCAAATCATCAGAGTAACAGATACTACACTTTCTGATTCAGTTAATAATTTAATAGGAAAACCGATAGTAGGTTCTGTTTCTAAAGCTAGAGCAATTGTTGAAACTGTTAGGAAAGAACGCATCGGACTTGCAGAAGCATCTACTATTTTTCTTTCTGGAACAGTAGGAACATTTCAAAAAGACGAAACAATATTTGTTGGAAGTGTTGAAACTATTAATGTGAGTTCTGGTGGTTCTGGATATAGGACTCCGCCTGTTGTTATATTTACGGGTGGTGGTGGAACAAATGCTAAAGCTACAGCAAAGCTTTCAAATGGTTCTGTTACTAGTGTTACAATTACCTCTGGGGGTAATGGTTATACTTCGGCTCCCACTATGTCGTTTTTTAGTGAAACAGGTAGTGGTGTAACAGCAACAGCTGTTCTGGAAGTTTTGAATAACACAAACTCATTTGTTATTGGTGGACTTGTTAATGATATTTCTATTACTAATGCTGGAAACAATTACACTAAGGATGCTTCTGTTTTATTAACTGGTGCTGAGCAATTTGGTGTAATTCTTAGTATTGATGAATTGACTACTGGCTCAATAAGTTCTGTAATAATTAATAGTGGTGGTAGTGGATATGGTATAGGTGATAAATTAATTCTTTCACAATCAGGTGGTTCTGTTGATCTTAGAACTGCTAGTATTCTTGTAAAAGAAGTTGATGCCTCTGGTTCTATTATTGCTTTATATATAGAAAATTCAGGAAGGGGTTATACACAATTACCTACTGTTACAGGTTCGGACGGTAGTGGTACTGATGCTTCAATTACACTAGTAGGTAAAAATATAGGTGGTATAAAATCTATAAAAGTTTTTAATAATGGTTTCGGTATATCTTCTAATACTACATTGAATTTATCTGGTAGTGGTGACGGTACTGCTACGGGTACTGCTGGTGTTGGTGGTTATGAGGATTCTTTCGGTGCAGGGTTTACTGGAACTAGAGGATTTTTAAATTCTGATAAATATATTCAAGATAGTCTTTACTATCAATTGTTTTCTTATTCCATTACATCTGGACATACTATTGATAAGTGGAGAGATGTTGTTAAAAGAATAGCACATCCAGCTGGACTTGCATTATTTGGTAATTTTCAAATCATTAGTGAAATAGATGTTGGTAAAACATTTAGTCTTACTAATATTCCACAGAGAGACAGATACACTATTATATTCCATGATGGTGATTTCAAACATCCTAATCCTGTCGTTCTAAATGTTCCCGTTGATTCTTGTGCCGGACAAATCATTTTTGAGTTTTCACCTGACGATGATTATAAAACAGTAAAACTTGCAACTGATCCTGTAAGTGATACCGAAGATTTTCAAACTTCTACATTAGCTGAAGCAACAACTGGTTCGGATGATTATGGTACGGTTACACAATCTAACTTTTTTGTAAAACCTACGGTATGTCAAACATACGAGCAAGATTTAGGAATTCAGAAACTTACTACTCTTGGTGGTTTTGATGATTACTTGTTTGTTAATATTGTAGATACTAGGCTGGAAGAATATCAAAAGACGGGTGGTTTGTTCGAAGCTGTAACTGAAGAAGATGATTTCG